CGCGCGGCGCGCGGCCCGCCCCGCGTGGGGTCTGCTGCCGCCTACCGGCAGAGATGTGCCGACCACATGGCCAACTGAGTTTTCCAGCGTGTCCGCGTCCGTGCCGTGCTGCACGGGCAGATACACGTCGATTTTGGGGATGTCTACATAGGCCATGACGCCGCCCACCGTGAGTTGCTGGGCATACGCCAAGGGAGGGGCAGATACCCCTCCCTCAGTAATAGTTGCGCCGGACAACATGGCATTATATTGCTCTGCTGCCTGCCGCTGGGCGGTCGGCTCGGCGTCATCGGTGTCCGCGATAACTGCGGTGTAGGTGGTTTCCACATCGGAATGATACTTTTCATTCAAGAGTTCTCCCACCAGCGGGTAAAGCAAAAGCCCCAGCGCTGCAATACCGCAAGCCGCCGCCAGTAACCAGCGCTTCACTGCTCGTTCTTGTGCTGCTTACGGCTGCGGATCACGATGAAGGCCGCCGCGCCCAGCAGGGCCACGCCGCCAATGGTGAACATCCATGTGCCATAACCGCCCGTCTTGGGCAGGTCGAAGCCCGGATTATTGACCACGGTCAGGGGGACAATGGCGTTGCCATCTGTCATGCTGGCATCTTTGCCGTTGACGGTAGCGGAAGCGGTCAGCAGTGCCGCACCGCACTTCTCGCACTGACCGTCCTCAGCGGTCTTAATTACGATCTTGACCGCATCCTTCAGCAGCACATACCCCTTGTCCGTAGCAATTTCGGTCAGGCTATACGCATCGTCCTCCAGTCCCTTGACCACGACGTGGCCGCTGCTATTGGGAACGAATGTAGTGGCGTCAGCCTTCTTTGCGGCAAAGCCCTTGGCGTGGTACACACCATCCTTCAGGTCTGCGATAATATAGCAATCGTCAGTATCGTTGTGCAGCTTGAACTTCACATTCCGCAGGTTGCCGCCATTATCAGAAAACTGCTTGAGGATGTCGATGCCGTAGGTATACACATGGCAGCAGTCCTTGAGGGTATCAAAGTAGGTCGTGTTGGTGCGCTTCCACGTCAGTTCGACCTCGTTGGGGTTGTCGGTATCACCCATCTGAGCGTCTGCGGTCAGGGTGGCGGCGTAGGTGATCCGCATGGTGCAATCGCTGTAGCCACGCTTCACGCTGTCGGTATACACGGTGGCCGCCCCGTTGATCTCCGCCAGACCGGTATCGGTCATGCGGATGGTCATGGTGTTGGCGGTATCATCGTAACCCACGGTAAATTTGCCGGAGTTCACCGCCCAGGTGGCAATCTTGTCGGTGCAGCCAGCGTTCTTGAAGAACTCGATGACCACGTCGTTCTTGTTGTAGCGGATGCCCTTGCTCAGCGTGTCCACATAGGTGTACTCGCTCAGAGAAGAAGCCTTGGAGGTAATCGTGGGCAGGGTGCTGATGATCTGATAATCCACCGTATCGCCCACGGAGGCGGTGGCAGTGTGCGCGTACCCATCGGTGATGTCGGTCAGGCTGCCGGTATTCTTGCCGGTGGAGTTCTTTGCTTCACGCACGGTCTTATCCAGCGTAGGATTGCCGGTCTGGTTCTTGGGGTAGACGGTGACATCGTAGTTCCACGCCGCGCCATCAATGGTAGTCATTGGCAGAGACACAAAGAAGGGGTTGCAGGTGCTGGTGACATTCTCAGGGACGCGAGTCTCCACGACGAGATACAACCCCTGCTCCATCTGGTCAGCAGAGGCGTGGCCGGTGGCATCCGTTTCGGGCATAGCCACGCCGCCGTTCTTGACAGCGGCCTCTAGCTCATTCTTCACGGTGGTGGCATTGGCAGCCAGTGCCGCGGCCAGCTTGTTGTTCAGCATATCGCTGGTGAAGTAGTTGATGCCGTTGTCGGTCTTGTGAGCATCCGCAGTAGTCAGATCGATGGCAGACAGCACGGCGTTGCTGCGGTCACTGTTGTCGAAGCCATATAGCACGCCCACCTGACACTGACCATCTACCACCTCATTGTTCATGGTGATGTCGGCCACGCGGAGGTAGGTGAACTCCACGCCCTGAATGGCGTACTTGCTCAGCTTGTCGATAACCGCGTCGTCATGCAGGCCGGTGGAAACGTAGGACTCCGCGTCCCACGCGCCGTCATTGCCGGCCTTGGTGATGTCATACTTGTAGATGCTCAGGGATGCCTTCTTGCCGGGATCGATGATAGGCGCAGAATCTGTTGCGGCAAATGCCGTGGTCATGAGGCCGATGGCCATAAGCGCCGCCAGCAGCAGTGCCCATACGCGATGGATCTTTTTCATTCGGTTGTCTCCTTCATAAAATCAGATTTTTTGCAAAAATAAACACCCATGCAGGGCATGAGTGCTGCAAACAGAATATAGGGGGCGAAACCCGCACTGCCCGTGAACGGCAGGACGAAGCCTACGTTGTTGCAGAGGGTGATGGTAATGTCCGGCGCATCCAGCGTCAGTGCATCCACCTCCACCGGCTCGGGCAGCAGGGTATAGCCTGCTGGTGCTTTAAGCTCGGTAACACGGTACTTCGCCCTGAGCTTGAGCTCCTCCCACTTGGCGATACCATCCGCACCGGTGGTGGCCTTGCCAACTTCCGTCCAAGCCTGCCCATCTGCGGACATCTCCAGCAGCAGCTCCGCCCCGGCAAGCGGCCCACCTGTGGCGTCGATCTTGCGGATGGTGAGAGAACCCTTCTCCTCCACGATGTTGACTTTAAAATGCACATACGCCCACACGGGGTCGGGCAGAGTAGTCAACGCGGCGCAAGCCTGATAATTGCTGCCGTTGCTGGGTTCCAGCAGCACAGCCTCCGTGCCCTCCACATCCAGTGAATAGCCGTAGTCGCTGCTGATATAGCCGTTCAGTTTTTCCGCTGCGTCCTTTGTGGCCGTCACGGTCAGTACATTACGCCGCTGGCTGACGGTTACGCCGCTGATATTGGTCCGGAAGTAGTACTGCGACAGCACACCATTGGTATCGGTGGCTGTACCCACATACTGACTGCCGTCCCATGTCAGCGTAATGGCATTGGCGTCCGAAAGCTGATTGCGGTACTTCACAGCAAAGCTGGGGATCACGCCATGACCCATGATGCGGTCAATAAGGATGTCATACGCCTCCTGCACGCCGTCACCGGCGTAGTGGAACAGGTTGGCGCAGGTGGTATCATACAGGGTGTACGGATAGGTCGTACCGCGGTAGCCGCACACGAACTCCCAAATTACCGCCTGTGTCGCCAGCTGCGCGCAGTCGGGATGGATGCCATAAAAATCATAGTTGCCGCCGTAGCCGTAGGAGAGTGCCAGCGTCACAGCGTACCGCTGATTCCACGTCAGGTCGCTCCATGACGTGGAGGAATACTGCAAATTGCCGCTGGCGGAGCGCACCTCCGGCTCCATGCAGTAGGCGGGGACAGTCTCCCCGGTGTCATTCCGGGTGAAATACTTGAGCTTGTTGCTGGTGTACGGCCCCCACTGGGACACAGGTGTTTTGTCCTCGTGATAGCGGTATTCGTTGCCGCTGCTGACGATGCCCGTGACCGTGGCGGCGTGGGCGGTCACGATGGACAGCCCCATGACAGCCACCAGTAGGCACACCAGCGTCAGCAGCTTGGGAATTGTTTTCTTCATAGCGTTCCTTTCCCCCAACACAAAAAGCCCGCGGCACAACCGGGCGGACGCCTTCGACGACTGGTAAGGAGGACACACCACAATGAGAAAGACCCGCGAACAAATCGAGTACCAGCTCTCCATCAAGAGGAACCGGCTGGAGCTCTACCTGAAGCGAGAGGCCGAGATGCTGGACGGAGGCGTCCAGAGCTACGGCATCGGCTCGCGCAATCTGGCCCGCTACAACACCGACCTCGGGTCCATCCGGGCCGCCATCAAACAGCTCGAGGCAGACATCGAAGCCCTCGAGGCCGCACTGAACGGCGAGAAGCCGCGAAAAGCTGTGGGAGTAGTGCCCCGAGACTGGTGAAAGAAGCCCCGAAAGGGGCTTTTTTCATAGGCCGACGCCGGGAGTTTTCGCTCCTTTTCTCCCGACTCGGCCATCTTCACCATGAAGGAGGTGAGCACCATCAGCAAAAGAAAAAGCAGAAGCCGCCCACAGAACAGGCGGCAGCAGCCGCGCCCTGTGAATAAGGGCTACGGCGACGCCGGCGCGAGCTGGCACAAGAAGGCGACCAAGGGCTTCAGAGCTATGAGCGGCAGCCCGAAGGAGGACATCGACGCCAACAACTACACCCTGCGGCAGCGTGCCCGGATGCTTTACATGGCGGCCCCGATCGCCACCTCTGCCATCCGCACCAACCGCACCAACGTCGTCGGCATCGGCCTCCAGCTCAAGAGTCGGATCGACCGCGAGGCGCTCGGCATGACGCAGGAGGCCGCCGACGCATGGCAGGCTCAGGCCGAGCGTGAGTTTGCTCTCTGGTCTGAGAACAAAAGGGCGTGCGACGCCACCGGCGTCAACAACTTCGCAGCCATGCAGCAGCTCGCACTCTCCTCGTGGCTGGTCAGCGGCGACGTGTTCGCCGTCGTGAAGCAGTACGAGCCGACGCCGCTCACGCCCTACTCGCTACGCCTGCACCTGATCGAGGCTGACCGAGTCGCCACGCCAACGACCTCCGGCATCATCACCCCGATGCTGCTGACCACCGGCAAGGCGGCCAACGGCAACACCATCTACGACGGCGTCGAGGTGAACGACGACGGCCAGATCGAGGCGTACCACATCCGCAGCACCTACCCCTTCGAGCTCGGCAGCACGACGACAACGTGGGCCCGTGTTCAGGCATACGGCGAGCGGACTGGCCTGCCGAACATCCTGCACGTCATGGAGAGCGAGCGCCCGGATCAATACCGCGGCGTCAGCTATCTCGCGCAGGTCATCGAGCCACTGCTCCAGCTTCGCCGCTACACCGAGAGCGAGCTGACTGCGGCGGTCGTCGAGTCGTTTTTCACGGCCTTCATCAAGACCGAGGCAGGCGCCGGCGACAACCCGTTCAACGAGGTCGGGAGCAGCCTGCCGGAGGTGAGCCGAGATCCTAGCGAGTACGAGATGGGCCCCGGCCAGATCAACATCATGGAGCCCGGCGAGGACGTGACCTTTGCAGACCCCAAACGGCCGGCCAGCGGCTTCAACACCTTCCTGCGTGCTATCTGCGAACAGGTGGGCGCGGCGCTCGAGATCCCGGCCGACCTCCTGCTCAAGAGCTTCAACAGCTCGTACAGCGCCAGCCGCGCCGCCCTGATGGAGGCGTGGAAGGCGTTCCGCATGAGGCGCAAGTGGTTTGTCGATGACTTCTGCACGCCGGTATATGAGATCTGGCTCTCCGAAGCCGTCGCCCGCGGCCGCATCAGCGCCCCGGGCTTCTTCGCAGATCCGGCGATCCGCGCCGCATACCTCGGCGCCGAGTGGATCGGCCCCTCTCAGGGACAGCTCGACCCGACGAAGGAGATCACGGCAGAGATCCTCGCCATCGGCGAAGGCATCACGACCAGAGAGCAGGCGACCATCCGACTCAACGGCGGTCAGTGGGACGCCAACGTCGACCAGCTCGCTCGGGAAAACGAGAAGCTGCGCGCAGCGCAGGGGCAGGGCGACCAGAGCACAGCGGTCAGCGGCACGATCTCCGCAGCTCTGCGGGAGGCGATCGTCGCCGAGGCCATCAAAAGCATCAAGGAAGGAGACAAGCATGAGAACGCATAACACTCCCCGGCTCTGCGCCGGGCCTCAGACTGCGGGTACGCCGATCAAGTTCTGGAACGTCGCCAGCATCGGCGACGACGAGGGCGAGATCACCCTCTACCGCCACGTCGTGCGCCGGCCGCCG